AGTTTAGCAATGAACTCATATTGACGCACATAAAACCGGATCGGTCGTGTGGCGCGGTCGAGACGCAGCACACAGTCATCGCCAAGAATGGCAGCGGCCCCCACTCGGCCAACGTGAATCGTAAATGCCTTCAAGATGGTGGCATTCCACATGCTATTACGGAAAGTTGTAGACTGGCTACCGGTAGGTAGCTGGTTCTTTATACGAACTTTCATCGCATAGGTGTAATTGCTAGCAGTGTAACTGTTAGCAATCAACATCAAACTTGTCAGCCACATGGGTGCGCCTAACCTGCGCAACCATGCAACCTCTAGCATGTGGACATCGAGCACTTGACTGCTGTCATTAGCGCTGAAATCAGTGGAAATAAAGAGACTACTAGAGCCTCCTGACCTTTGAAAGTGGTCGACTATTTCCTCAGACGTTTTCTTGTAAGCGCCAGTCACTTCTAAAGTGTCCTGGCCACGTCTCTGATCAAAGCACCTAAACATCCGTCTAGTGCACTCTTGCATGATGGGACCCAAAACCGCGTTATGAATATCAGAACTTTGGTATATGATCCGTGGAGCCCAGTCCTTGTCATGGCGCTTCAGAAGCGCCTCCATTTTCACAAAGATTTGCTTGTCAGAAAACTGCTTGCTAGTCATCTCTGCTACTTGGCCGTATCGAATGGCCCTAGCCAATTTGGCTTGCTTGGCCGGTTCGAATTGCTGGTTCCACGCCTCAAAAAGTTCAATTGACCACTCTATAGGTTCAAGTGGTTGCGGACAGATCTCATCAAGTAAATCGGCGTTCGCCAACCTGATGCTCTTGTGTACCCTTTCTGATGTAAAATAATTACATCTCTTATCAATCGCAGCCGAAAGACTGGAGAGAGTCTTAGAAGGAACAACTGGAAGATGTTCATAAATTGTCGGCCCGTAAACATCGTCGATGATACGGGTTGTGTCGTCTAAAACCCCATCTTTAGGGCGACCAAATGAAAAAGGTACAACAGGATGCCTCAATTGGCGAGTTGGATTCACGCGCGCTCTGCGGGCATGGTAGGCATTAGTTACTGAAAACCTGCCGGTAGTGAGTGTGTGACGCGTATGTGTATGCGTCATATACGTGTATGTAAGTTAGTTGTGTGTGTGTGTGTGTGTGTGTGTGATAAG